CACCCATCTTCTCCGTAAGTCTCAGTGATAAGCAAGCCCAGAATATCGGTCTGGTTGGCCAAATGCTTATGAGAGCTATACTGTAGGGTGTTTAGAATCTCTCTTTCATCGCCATTCAGAGCTTGCGTTTCGAGGGCCTGAGCGTAGTCGTCAAATGCCCTCAGTCTTTCCATCGAGCTATCTAGCTGTTTTCGTAGGATGTCCTGAGCTTTCGTTTTAAATTCCTCGTACGTCCATGGAACATGTTCGTTGCCAACTTTCTTGTGTTGACTAAGATCAATGTGCCCTGTCGCATCCTTTATCCAAAATCTGTACGGATCAGGTGACGACTTTCCGTAAACCTTTTTCACTTTGTCTGAGTCGAGAAACACATTTCTATTCCTTATTATCTGGAATTCAGGTGGAATCGTTACCTCTGCATCCAGGTGAAATCGTCGCCTCACGGCATCTGCACTCACAAGACTCTCTACTCCAACTCGCGTTTGATTGGTAGTGTATAGCACTGCCTTCGACGTGAAGAAGGTTTTTGCCTTGTCAACCAAGGATGCCATATGCAAAGGGAAACAGTTGGTATTTCCCATTTTGATGACTTCTATTAGTTCGGGATTAGGCAGTGCCTGTGAATCTTTCTGTTGGAAGGCATCATCACAGATTACTATTGGTTGACCCGCGTAGTTGTCCCAGAATTCTTGAACCGGTTGTCTATGGTAGATCTGAGACCTATGGTCCAACTGACCATTACGCTTCGGAATTCCTCCCAAAGGATCATGCAACAAGTCCAATGCCAGAAATGTGGCAAGACTGGATTTCCCCGAACCTGTAGTTCCATACAGATACACCATTAGTGGTTCGATTTTTGGGCCACCTCGATTCGCTCCTGAGGATAAAACAATCTCGTATTTCTTTCTCAAGTCGCTCATGTAAAAGTTGATCACACTCGCGACTTTAGTGCGCAAGGTATTGTCTGTGATGTTCATCGCCTCTTTCATGAGTGCATTTCCACGATGTACGGCTTGTTCCACGCGCAATCCAGCGGACACATCATTGTTCAGGGATTCAATAAACTCGGCTTTACAAAAACGATCGCATTCATCAACCCAATCTTCCATACCAGTGATGATTCGCTTTGCTTCTTCTGCTCCTTCAGGGGCTCCGGAAATCCATGATGCAATTTTCGGTGTGATTTTGTCCATTAGCACAGTCACAAACTGCCAGATGTTTGATGCAGCGCGAGCTGAATTGCCAATATTTACAAGGGTTTTTACATGACCCGCAGCTAGCGTAAATCCAAACACACTGGCACACAAC